CTTCTGAGTCTGAAGCGAATCCACGTACGCTGTGATGATCGCTTCAATTAACTCATCGTATTGAGTAGGCGTAAAATCAAGGAAATTGTAGACCCCGATAGCCTCGATGAAGTAACCACCGGCAGCGGCGGCATCGTTGATAGCGGCCTGTTCGTTTGGTGACTTGTCAATCATGTAATCATCCACGCACTTTAGTGAGCATAACCTGGCTTGCTTGCGCGTTGCCCCCGGTGGCGGGGAGTACATGAACCCCCTCGCTTCCCGATGACACATCGGACACAAACCGAAACTCCGTAATCTCCGTGTACTGGCCATTCTTCTGAACCTTGATTTCGGTGGGTTTGAGTAATGCGTCTGCATTACCAAGGGCGTCTGCGGTCGAGGCCGGCAGGATGCCGGGCCCCTTCATGCGCTTGCGCCACCACTTGACTGCCTTGTCTTTGGGGTATCCCTTGTGATCGAAGCAGACCCACTCCCGAAATACTTCCATTCCGGATCTATATTCCACGCGCATGGAGTCCGGCTTGCCCGGCTTATGGTGCCGGCGATAGAAGACCGCATTGACCTTCTTCCACTCGGCCGGAGCGTCCACGCTCATGATGGGCAGCGTCGTCGCCGTAGAGGCGATCTCAGGCTCTCTAGGGGGCCAGACATACCCACAGTCGGGGCACTCCATGGAGCCCGCAAAAACGATGCTCTTGCATTCTGGGCAGGTTTTGGTTGGAGCCTCCCCAGCCTCGTCGCTCTTACGCGGCTTCTTGGGATTGACCTTATCCACCGGCCCGTGCCGAGCGACGTTACCCGCGAAGTCCAGCACCAAGCAGTCCGCTTTGCCGGGCGAGTTACGCATACCCCGCCCCATGATCTGTATGTACAGGCCGGTTGAGCAAGTGGGTCTCAGCACCGCAAGGAGGTCCACGTTCGGGGCGTTGAACCCGGTCGTCAGGACTCCCATGGATGCGATAGCCCGCAGCCTGCCGGCCTTGAAATCGCGGATGATCTCGTCCCGCTCTACCCTTGGGGTGTCGCCAAAGATGGTCGCGCAGTCGATGCTGTGCTTCCCCAGCAGCGAAGCAATGTGGGTGGCGTGACTCACGCCAGAGCAGAAGATCAGCCACGAGCGGCGGTCCTTCCCGTATTCTAGGATCTCCTCTACCACGGCAGCGTTGATGTCGTCCCTGTCAACCGCCTTCTCGAGTTCCCCTTGGATGTACTCGCCGCCCCGGATGCCGACTCCGCTCACCCCAAGCTGCGTCTTGGGCTGCTTCGATACCAACTTGGTCAGGAACCCCTCGCGCACCATGTCGGAAAGCGGAGCCTCGTACGAGACCGAATCGAACAGCGCATCCTTGCCTTCGTACAAAAGGCCAGAGTCCAACCGATATGGTGTAGCAGTTAACCCAATCACCCGCATGTCCGGGTTCATCACCTTCAGGTTGTTCAGAAACTTCTGATACATCGTGTTGGTCTTGCGCGGGATGAGATGCGCTTCGTCGATCAAAACGATATCGACCTTAACGAACTTCGATGCCTTGGCGTGAACGGACTGTATACCGCAGAACACAATCGAAGGTTCGTACTCGCGCTTGTTGAGCCCCGCTGAGTTGATGCCGGCAGGGGCTTCGGGCCAGAGGCTTTTCAGTTCGTCGTAGTTCTGCTTGATCAACTCGCGAACGTGCGTTACCACCAGAATCTTCGTATCCGCCCACTGGCTGAGTACCAGCCGGCAGAACTCCGCAATCACCAAGCTCTTCCCAGTGCCGGTCGGCAGGACGATGACGGGGTTGCCGTCATTCTCCTGCATGTAGCGCATGGTGGCTTCGATGGATTCTTCTTGGTAGTAACGCAGTTTAATCACGAGTCAAGCTCCTGTTTCGGTAGTGATTTCATTATTTCTGTTGCAACGTGCTTCACATGTTCAAGCTCTTTGGTAGAGAACGACATGATCAGGCTATACGCATACAAGTCGAGTGCTTTCAAAATAATCAGCAGATCCTCTCCAGTCAGCAGCATCGTTGACTGAACGTCATCATCCGATATCTCTTCCGGGTCTATGCTGCGGTGTCTGTCCATACCGACCCATCCTTCATCAGATATTCAACCCAATTAGGACCCGAGTTTATCTGCTCTCCGGGGATCAGATCTGGGACAAACAAGTGGTGTTCGCAGCCTCGCTTCTGCACTTCCAGATCCAAGCTCTTGTTATGCCACTCACATTTCCATCCGCCAGTCGGCAACGGTGTACTGTGCAAGCAGGTTCTGCACGATTTCTGTCGCGGCATATCGTCGCCGTGGCACATCTGACTAAAGGTGCAGTACTTGCACTCGTGCCATGCCGGGTCGTTCGACAGTTTGCCCGGAGGCTTCGGAGCGAAGATGACGCGCTTCGCCTTCTCAACAAACATCTCCGCCTCTTCTTGTACGTACAACGTACACACACTCATCAGATCGCGAACGCCGGGTGAGGCTGCGGTAAGGTAGTGCTTCTTCGTCCCGAAGTAGTGCATGTAGATCTGGGCCTGCGCGTAGTACACGTAGTCCCAGTTCTTTAGCGCGGTGGACTCATCCGTGAAGCGCAACTTCTGCAACTTCTTAAACTTGTTCTCGTTGATGACCTTGCATTCCCAAACGTAGAGTTCGTCCGGGTCTTGCAAGAGACCATCGATAAGCCCGTCGCAGTTGCCGCGAAAGTGCCCGCCGATTGCCTCAAAAGAATGCTGGACACCGGGTTCCTTTTCCGTGGAAAGATTAACGCCAGGCACAAGGCGAAGCATGTCTGCGACTACTTGTTCGCCCCGATGTCCATCATTGATTCGGCGCAGCCCGCCGGCTTCGATAAACCCTCGCCTTACCCAGCGAAAGTTGAACCAGAGCTTACGCTCGCACGAGTCCCCAACCGCAGATGCACCAAGGTATCCGCGAGGGCTGTTCTCTTGTAGGGACTCCATCGCGGCATCGACTGCACGCAATGTGAGATCTTCAGTGTCTGGAATCTTAACCATATTAAACCCCACACATCCCTTCACATTCGTTGTTAAACATATCTACTTGCCCGTGATCGGCTGCTGTGGATAAGTCAACCTCGCCAAGCGGCACGCACGACCTGTGCATAAACTGCTGTCCGCGCATACCCGGTTGCTGGCGTATGGCTGCATCAACCTCTATCGCATCCGCCCATGCCTCTGGGTCAGCCTTTATAGCCCGCCATTCATGGTCGCTGTGGAACGGACACCCAATGCAAGACGATTTCGGCGGCAACGGGTATCCCTTGCGCTCCATCCATGCAAGGCAGTCAGACCGGCTCATGCCCTTGTCAATCAGCGGCCAGCGGTGAACTTTCCACGCTTCGCGGCTTGGCTTCATTCGCAAGGCTTCGTCCGTGCTGATGCCAATTAACATTTCGCACATTACGCCCTTTGCCCGTTGACGCGGGGCTAACCCAATCAAGTCGCGGGTTTGTCGAGTCAGCGGCGCAATCTTGTATTCCGCTGTGCATTGCCGACGCCCCATTGCCCGATCCCCGTTCGGCATCTTCATGTGCCACGGTATTGGAGCAAAACGCTGCCCTGTCGTGTTAGAACGCATCAGCGTATCGACACGCAAATTTCCACGCTGCACTCGATACACTGGAAACGGCAATTGCTTTTCCAGCCAGTCTAACCATTCGTAAACTTTGCGCGGCTCCCATCCAGTATCCGCAAAAATCGCCGCCTCAACGGGTTCCAATTCGCCGTGGGCAATCATCAATGCCAAGGTGGATGACTGCACGCCAGCGCCTAATGACAAAAATCTTTTCATATCCCCTCCCAAAAAGGGAGGCGCGACATCCGGTCGGTGGGTGGGGAGAAAGCAACGGGGGGTTGCTAACCGGATGCCGCGCCTCTTTATGTTACTTCTTGTGACGTTCCCACGGCTTCGGCGCGGCGGCCGAGGCGGTGGCAACAGGAGCAGCCTGAGGGGCAGCGGCTGCGGGAGCGGTCCCGCTCAAGGGGTAGTACGCAGCGCGTGCGTCCAGACCACCCATCTTGTTCTCCTTGTGGGTAATAGTGACCTTCATCGGCTTGAAATGCAACTGCTCGGTGTCCTCAAACACGGACAGGCCAACCGCGTTGCAGATGTTGCCCAAGGTCTTCTTCGCGATCTTGACAGTCGCCTCGCTCTTGTTGAAGAGATTGAGACGCTCCCAGAATCGACTGCCCGCGTACTTCGGGCCCATCACCTCAAACTCCAGCCAGATGTACTGGCCGTCGCCTGCCTTCGTGTCGCGAAGATCCGACTGCACGACCTGCATCGTGTAGTCCCCAGCCGGCAGAATCTCGCGGGTGTTCTGAGTGAGATCGCCTGCGTCTGCTATGTTGAAACTTACCTTAGCCATTTTAATTAACCTCCAGTGACGTTGTTCATTGCCGTGCCCAGTGCATCGGCAAACTTTTGATACTCAAGCGGGAGCATGTCGGGCAGCGGCCAGCGAGACTTCGCCTGCCAACCCGGACGCTCTTGGGTGTACAGCACCCGGTTACCGTTACCCACAGCGCGAGTGATCTTCTGGTTGAAACCCACATCACTCTTGACAGTCGAGTACTGCTGGTTCGCAAACATCAGAATGTCGCACCACTCCGAGATCAGGCTGGAACTGCCGTGATGCAGGTCCAACTGATAGCGGTCATACGGGTCAGCGAGTGGGTCATCGAAACGCTTCACTTGCGTGTGAGCGAGTACGATCACCTGCATCCCCTGCTCGTTGCGCAAGTAATCAAACGCATCAAGAATCTGCCGCCAGTAATCCGACGCAGCCTTGTAGCCGCGACCGTAGCCGATGGCGTCGATGGTCTTGACGTTGTTATCTTCCGCAACCTTCTTGTGGATCAACTGCTCGGCCCAGTCCGCAGAGTCAAGCACCACGGTGCCAAACTCATGCGACTCCGATGCCAGGGCTGCGATGCTCTCCATGATGTCTTCAAACTTTTGACATCGCGGGAATGCATCCACGTTGATTGCATCCAAGCCCTCTTCGGTCTGGATGAACACCGGCTTCAGGGCTTGCGCCGCGAATGTGGACTTGCCGATGCCGTGCGTGCCGTACACCACGATGCGTGGCGGACGGGCAACGCCTGTCTTTCTCAAACTACTCAGTGATATCGCCATCTCATTAAACTCCTTGGACAATGGTTACTGCGGTCTTGGCGGGTTTGACGGTAAGTGCAGCAGAAAGGATCTTGTAGAACTGCGGCTCGTTGTTGGAAAGGTACTTGACCCCGGCATCGTCAAGCTCGCGCTTCATCTTCACAGGATGCAGACTGTCGGGGATCTTCGTTGCGATCTTCGCATCGAAGATGTCCCAATCAATCTTGCGGTTGAGCTTGCCGGTGATGGTGATCTTGAACGCTCCGACCTGATGGGTCTGGGAGCCTTCCTCTTTCGAGCCAAGAAGAGCGATCAACTCTTCCTCGAGGGCCACTCGCTTTTCGGTAGCCTTCTTCTCTTCGATCTTCGCTGCAAACAACTCTTCTGCAATTTCAACTTCAGTTTTCATTTCAGGTTTCCTTGGTTTGTCGTTAATGCCGACAGGGAGAGCGTACACCCCCTTGTGACGGAATGCAAGTGGTGGCATGATGTCACCCTCAATACAGCATGGAGCTACCCGATGAATGAGTTCTTGAGGTACATACGCGATAATGACTTGACGCATCAGCAGTTCGCTGCTATGTGCGGGGTTGACAGGTCAACTGTTACAAAGTGGATCAGCGGGTCAAGATCCCCATCGCCCAAGGCTGTGCGCATCATCAGCCAGAAAACAAAGGGCGAAGTCGCAAGCACTGAGGCAAGCGCGTCAGATCCCTATCACAAAAGGCTGATGCTTGCACTGCTCAAGAACGGACTCACCATCCGTGACGGAGCGAAGAAGATGCGAATGAGTCGCAACACATTGGCCAAGTATGCCAAGGGTGAGGAGGTTCCCAGCGCCCGGACCCGCGAGCGTATACACAAGTTTTTGGGTGTCAAATGATCGACCTGGTTATTTACGGAAAGCCCGTAGGGAAAGCCCGCCCAAGATTCGGTCGCAGCCGGTCGGGGAAGACCGTGACGTACACTCCGTTCAAGACCAAGATGTACGAGCAAGAAGTCAAGACTCTTGGGCAAGTTGCCATGTTCGGCAAGTCCATGTTAGAAGGGCCGGTAAGGGTCACGATCACGGCGTACTTTTCGCACAAAACGAAAACGGGATATCACACATCACGCCCTGATCTCGACAACATCATCAAGGCAATACTGGATGGATTGAACGGCATCGTCTTCCATGACGATGCAGCCGTTGCAGAAATCATTGCCTCGAAAAAGTACGGGGAAGATAGGGTGGAGGTTCAAGTCCAAAATGTCTGACAACTTCATGCACAAATTTGGCGCGAAGCTGAAAGATGGCGGCTATCGCGTAATCCCCATCATGCCGGGCACGAAGCGTCCGGGCAGGTGGGACGGCAGCAAGTGGGGGGAACTCTCGCGCTGGAACGATATTGATGCACAACTTGTGCACATCGATATCTGGTCCAACTGGACTGGCTGCGGTGTCGGCATTCTGACTGGCGAGGTCGTCGCCATCGACATCGACATCCTAGAACCAGACATCGCCGTCATGGTCGGAGAGGTGTTCTCAAGTATTCTTGGGCGGACCGATATGATCCGTATCGGCAAGTCCCCCAAGGCGCTGTACCTGTACAGAACCAACGAGCCGTTCAGCAAGATATCCATGCACCCCATTGAGGTGCTCGGACTCGGCCAGCAGTTCGTGGCATACGCCATCCACCCGGATACCGGTGAGCCGTATCGCTGGCCAGTCTCCTCCCCGCACGAGACCCCCGTCAGTGCGCTGCCGCTTGTCACCAAAGAGCAAGTGCTGCACGCCTGCGAGGAAGCGTACAAAGTCCTGCCGCCCAACCTTCGCAAGAAGGTGCTGCGTACCGTCATCCCAGACAAGGAAGCGAAGGCCTCCCAAGATGGGCTCGTCGGCACCTTTGCTGCGGTCGAGGATGCCCTGCGCTACGTTCCAAACCCAGACCTTTCTTGGGATGACTGGAACAGAATCGGCATGGCGATTTACTGCGCCACCGAAGCCAAGGGATTCACCATCTTCGATCAGTGGTCGCAATCCTCCGGCAAGTACAACCAAACCGAAACCAGTCAGCGGTGGGATCACTACAGCAAGTCGCCGCCCACAAAGATCGGTGCCGGCACGCTCTACTTCTTGGCGCAGCAAGGCGGCTGGGTGCCGCCACCGCACATCGATCTCAACCCGGTCAAGACGGCGAAGGTCGATCTCACCGGGCTCGACAAGATGGCGAAGAAGGTTGTCAGAAGTACGCGAGAGAATTTCCCACACGAGTGGTTCCAAAGCCCGTCGCTGGTCGGTCGCGTTACCCGCTGGATCAACTCCACCGCGCAGCAACCGCAGCCGACGTTCGCGTTGATGAACACGCTGTGCATGTTCGGCGCACTCTTCGGGCGGCGCTACGCAATGGCTCGCCTGAATACGCGCTGCAACCTTTTCTCAATCGCAGTCGCAAAGCCAGGCGCAGGCAAGGATCATTCGCGCCAGCGCATCAAAGAACTGATGGCGAAGTGCGGGCTTGGGCAACTGATCTGCGGCGACCGGTTCAGCTCAGGCGTTGCAATTCTGCGGACGCTCCACGACTACCCGTCCCGCATATCGCATCTCGATGAGATGGGGCTGTACCTGCAAACGCTGACGTCAAAGAACGCAGCCTCGCACCAGCGCGATATCATCAAGACTCTGCTCGAGGTGTACTCCTCCAGCAGCGGCGTGTACCACGGGCAGGAGTACGCAGACTCCAAAGACCGGCAGCGTCTCGACATCAATCAGCCAAACTTCAACTTCTTCGGAACCACAACTCCGAGGACGCTGATCCCCGCGCTGAACCACGACATGGTGGATAACGGAACGCTCAGCCGAATACTTCTCGTGCCGCCGTTCGATGACTACCCGGATGCTCAGATCCCCGAAGTCACAGAAGTCCCGCAGGATGTCATCGAAGATATCCAGCACTCGGCACAGATCATTCCCTCAGGCATCGGGAACATGACCAACATCCAAGGCATTCCCAATTCGGCAGTCGTTCCGATTGTCGTCGAGTGGGAAGAGGAAGCCTTCGCTGAGTACAGCAAGATGCGCGAGTGGCAAATCAACCAAGCACGCAAGGACGATGCCTTGTGGGTTCGCTACACCGAGATCACCGTGAAGATCGGAATGATCGAGGCCATCGCTCGAGATCCGGTCAGCCCCATCTTGACGCTCGACATCTTCAAGATGGCCAACGATCTGACTCGCTGGTCGTTCAACTACACCTCGGATCTGATCGTTAAGGAAATCTCAGAGAACGAAATCGAAGCCTCGCACAAGAAGGTGCTCAACATCATTCGCAAGTCTGGCGATGCCGGCATGAGCACCACGCAAATCACCAAGGTCTGCCAAGGGATGAAGGCGCGAGACCGAAACGAAATCCTGCAAACCCTTGTCGAGTCCGGAGACCTGCTGGAAGAAGTGGTCAAGGGCGGACCGGGCCGGGATCGCCGGGTCTATCGCGCAAGGCTCAGATAAAAAAGCCCCGGCACGAAGCCGGGGCAAGTCTCACAACTAACAGGAGATAACATGAGATAGCACGGGGGGATCTTATCCCCTCGGGTCCTTGTTCGCAAGCCAAGAGACATACCACAGCGTCTTCTTGGCATCCTGCTCGATGGCATCCTTGTGCCCGAGCCTCCAGAGATACGCCACTGCCGTACCCTTCAGAAACCCCCGCCACTCATCCTCGGTCAGCATCGACTTGATGGCGTCGATGCACTCGATGTCACCCTTCTTGTAATGGCTTGGGTTTACGGGATCGCTTCTTTCGCTTGGCGTGGCTGATTCGCGCCATTCTCTGATAGTGCTCTCTAGGTCTGCGCTTTTTATCTCCGCTAGCAGAGCTTCCACCTCGCTTGCCGATAGTGGATAAGTACTGTTTGACGGCATCCTCATTAACCTCCATTACTGAAACTCCCTAATACTTCTACAACTCGTTCGATCACATTATCCCACGGAGCCACCATGTTGCTGCGAGGGAATATCTGAACGCTCGGGTACCACAGGCTGCGACCCTCTTTGGTGTTGCCCCAGTACCACAACTTGTTGGCGTCCATCAAAAGAACCGGCACGCCCAGAGCGCCCGCTAGGTGGACAGTGGAACTGCTGATCGAGATCACCACATCGCACTGCTCGCACAGCGCAGCCAACCCCTCAAAATCGCCCCAGAGGTCCACAGAGGCGGTCACCACGTTCGTCCCATGGGTACGGTTGAACTCGTCCATCGCCCGCTTATCGCTGCCGTATTGCAGGTTTAGGATGTTGTAGTCACCCTTCAAGATCGGCATCAACTGCTCAAGGTTGACGCTCTTATGAGGGCCAATCTTGATCGCCGTACTGATCCACGAAATACCCACCGTCAACTTGTTCGGGTCAAGCTTCAACTCCTGGCGGTACTTCTCAACCAGTTCCGGGTCGGCCTTCAGATACCGCCGGGCTGCATGCGCCGGAATGTCATCCAGTTCCTGAATGAATGTGCTCCCGATACTGGCGAACGGAATCTGCGTTTCATGTAACGCAGCCTCCACCTGATCGAGGTTTGACATGAAGTTGATGTCGGGCATCGACCGCTTGAAAAGGGGAATCAATCGCGAGTCCAGCATCGCCGTCACGTAGTCAGCCTGCTTGCGAATCGCCGGCAGTAAAGACCCATAGATAATCTGATCCCCAATACCCTGCTCGCCCCAAACCAACACCGACTTCGACGGACTGCCAGAAAACCACTGCGGCTTTTCCGTTACCAGCTTGCGGCTCTTGAACCGCTCGCTCAACCACCGCTTCTCGTACAACGGCCAGCCCGTCTTGAAGTCGTTCATCTGCAACGACAACAACCCCAAGATCCAGTTCGCGTTCGGGTCGTTCGGGGAGATCTCGTTCGCACGGCGGAAGTCCGCGAGCGCATCCTCGTACCGGTGCATCTCCCAGTTCGCAGCCCCTCGCTGAATCACCGCGTGCAAGTATGTTGGATTGATCTCCAACACCCTGTTGAACTCCACGATGGCATCGTCGTACCGCTGCTGTGAGGCGACCACAATCCCAAGGTTCACCAGATCATCCGCCTCTGGCTTCATCCGCTTGAGCGCAGACCGGTAGTACCTCTCGGCTTCCTGAAACTGGCCCT